TCACCCCGTCTTGCGCTCGCTCGCGGGCTTTTCGTGGGGCAGTTTGATATCGATGGCGGCGACGGCGTTGGACAGGTGATCGGGCGACAGGTGGGCATAGCGCATCACCATGTTAAGCGATTTGTGGCCCAGAAGTTCGGCAACAGTTCTGAGAGGCACGCCAGCCATGACCAGCCACGACGCGAAGCTGTGTCGCATGATGTGCGGCGTGATGGTCGGCTTCCAGCGCTTGGCCTTCTTGTCCTTCGTCGGCACTTCCTCGGCAAAGCCCGCGCGTTTGCATGCGCCGATCCAGGCGGTTTTGATCTGCCCGCCGCTATCGAGCTTTTCCGCATAGGGATCGCCATCGGGCGCGCGGAAGACGCGGCCGGATCGGTGCTTGGTCATCATGAGCGCTTCCATCGCGCTATCGTTGATCGGCACGCCCCGCCAGTCGCCGTTCTTAGTGCCTGCCTGACCGCCAAAGATGACGCGGCGCTTCCTGGTATCGACGGCGCGCCAATCGAGTGCCAGCGCCTCGCCTATGCGGCAACCAGTGTTGAGGCAAAAGATGATGATGGGCTTGAGGTGGTCGGCGGCTTCCTTCACCAGGGCTGCGGCCTGATCCTGCGTGAGGTAATCCAGGCGCGTCGGCTTGACCGTGGGACGGCGGAAGGCGGTTCTTAGGCCGATGAAATTCAGGACGGCGCTGACCGGGGTAATGACTGACCGGATAACATTCGCCGGGCTCTGGCCTGGGTGGCGCTGACGGATATAATCGTCAATGGCGGCTTGGTCGATATCTCCGCATTTCATGTCGCCAAAGTGGGCCAGAACCTTGTCTTGATCGGCAATGGCCCGCCTGGAGCGGCCGGGTTCCGAAGCGTAATGCACCACGGCTTCGGCATAGGTCATATCGCCCGGCCCGCGCTTCTTCACGGCCGGGGCGCCGTGAATGCTGAGGTCGAGATATTCAGTCTCTAGGCGTGCGCGAACCTCTTCTGCTTTGCTGCGATCACTAGTGCCCGCGCTTTGGTCGATGCGGAACCCTCGAACAGTTCCCCGGATGCGGAAGTTCGGGCTGCCCTTTTGCGGTGCATAGATACGGAGTGGCATTTCTGGTCCGCTTCCTGGGCATCCCGGCGCAAGGCGTCAAGCAGGGCCAGCACGTCGTTATTGGTGAAGCGGCGTTCCCGGCCGATCTTGATCCCGACCGGGTGGCGCTTCAACAGTTCGTGGGTCTTTGTCTTGCCGATCTGGAGGTAGGCGCAAAGGCCCTTGAAGTTGATGAGGTCAGGTAAGGCTGTCATCGGCGGTACCTCGGGCGGAAAACGAGGGCGGCGAACCCCCGCTTTTTCTTTACCCACGCCTCGCTGAAATACGGGCGCCGGTCTGGCAAGAATTCTGCGGCCGTCTTCAAGCGTGCCAGCCGGACAACCTTTGGAGCGTCCGCCTTTTCGTGACCGGCGGTGCCGTTGTAGATGTAGACCGGCATGTCGGGCGGCAGGGCTTGAAGCTGGGTGATGAGGTCGCGGACTTTCATGCTGCCTCGCCTTCGGCGCGCATATGCTCAATGGGACCGTTCGGGTCGGCCGTGCGCCAGTCGGGCCATTGGCGCGCCTGATTTTTCGCGAACTTGGTTTTTAGAGCGGCGGCCATTTGTTCGGGGGTAAAGCCCTGTCGATAGCACCCGTCGCTTAGAAGCAAGATTGCGTCGATCCATTCGGTAATGTCGGTCGGCGTCGCCTCGATCTCTGTCAGTTCTTTGCGAACATGGGCCAATACGCCTTGCAGGCGGTCGCCTGGGCCGAAGGTTTTGAGGCTGAAATCCCGCTGGGCGCGCAGATGGGCGATCCAGTCAAAACCGGTCGCCTGACCGGCTCGGAACGCTTCACGCAAGAACTCTTCGAGAACCCCTGTTAGGTGATCGCCGAACGCTTCGTATTCCCAGGCTTCATTAATGCGCTCCATCGCCTCGCGGGATTTATCGATGGGGTCATAGGGAAGATGGCTCATGCTGCGAACCCTCGGATAGTGGTGGCCTCGTTCGCCGGTCGGACACCTGCGGCGGCGGATATGGGCTGTTGGATGATCGCCGGTTTCAGGGGCTTGTCGGCTGCGAGTGCCGGGGCTGCTCTAAGCGCGGCCGCCAGCCGGTTTCGTGCTGCCCGTTGCGCCGAAGCTGCTTGCTGGGCGCGCACGGTTGCCTTACGGGCTGCGGCGCGTAGCTGCTCGGCTTCGCTGGCGGCTTCCTGGGCCGCCGCGTCTGCCGCTGCAAGCGCGTCAATGGCGGCGCGAAGGTTGATCGGCTGCGCCACGGGTTTGCCCTTCGGGCTCTTGATCGGCGCCTTTCCGATCCGGCCCAGACCGGTCGGCTTCGTGAGGTGGTAACCTGCGCTGGTCAGAAGTTCATAGATCAGGTCGAGGTCGGCTTGATCGGTGTGAACCGTTCCGCACTCCCGTGCGCTTACCCATCCATCGCCTTTGCCAAGCAGCAAGCGCAAGTCCTGCTGCGAAAGCTGGCAAAGGGTGCGGGCGTCAATGATCCATTGGGAATGATTCATTGGTTCCACTCCCGCGCGCGCACTAGCATTCCCCGGTTGAGAGCTATCGTGACGTGGGTGTAGTCCTGGCGCTCGAATGAATAATGGGCGTCATAGAGAAGACGGGTTTCGGTCAGGAAGCGCAGGTTGATGGCGTTCGCAAGGTAGGCGACTTCGCGTCCGGTCGGCGTCACCCATCCGGCTTCCCCGGTCGAAAGGATGCGGCGTTGCCAGCGCCAATCAATCTCTGCCGTGTTGCGGGCGTCCTTCGCCGTGCGGGCAACGATGAAAGCGGGCGGGATATCGAGGCCGCTGGCGCTGATAAACACCTTGGTTTTTGTGGTCCTATCGGCCTTGCGATAGTTCGGCCACCCCTTGTTGATGCCGCGCGTGGTGGTCGGGCAGACCGCGCCGATCATCATCAATTCGCCAGGGCGGGCTTCAAAAATCCACGGGTGCCAATTGGCGTTGCCCAGGATCTTTTGAGCGCGGAAAATTGAGCCATCAATTGCGCTAAGAGCGCCCTTTTGGCGGATCGGGCGGCGGGGTGCAGCGGGCGCTTCGCTGGAGGAAAGTAAGGTGGTCATGCCGCACCTGCCTGGGCTTTGTGCTGAGCCAAGAGCGTATCGACGAAGGCCAGGGTTAAGCCTTGGCAAACGTTATCTGCCCATGCCAAGGCCACGCGGCCGCCGTCTGGGGGCGTGATAGACACGTCAACCGGCATTTCGCTGTCAGGATAGATGGCGACCTTGATTATGTGCTGAGGCAGGGCTGCGCGAACGAAATGCAGCATGTCGCCTTCGTCCCAAAGCAGGCGAGGTATCGTGGTCCAACGTCCCCAAACGGGATCGCCGGGCTTGCGGCGGCGCCTGCCGCCCCTGGCGAACTGCATCACTTCCCATCCGGTCGCTTCCAGAAGGTAGCGGGTCAGTTCCCAATCATCGCGCTCACGCCGGGGGCGTGCGAGCATGTCGCGGGCGAGGTGCAGGCTAAGAAGGGCGGTCATAGCTTATTCCAAAGGAGAGAGGTCAGGCGCTGGCGCAGGGAGCGGCGGCGGGTGCGATAGCGGTGCAGGGTGAGCCAGTGCATCACAGTGTCCCGTCGCTGCACGGCGGGCGCGGATCGGGCGGCCAGCCGCCTTCATCGACCCACGGTTGCTGCATGTGCCAGCGGCGAAATGCGGCTTCCGACCTGGGGCGGCATTCTTCGGAATAGCGTTCCCGAAGGTTCCTATTCAGCCGCCGCAAGAACAGCATCGTTTCGAGCAGTTCTTGCGGGTCGAGCCAGTCGGGCATGAAGGCGTCTAGCCCGTGGTCGGGATCTTCTTCCGACCGGATCAGTTCGACGCCCAGCGGGCCGGGAAAGCTGGTTCCGACTGCTGCGGGTAGCGGCTGCATCGGGCGCCGATGCCGGGGGATGTTCGGCATTTCATTGATGACAGCGCGGATCGACGGGCGGATGAGGGCGCATAGGTCGATCTCCGCGAAGAGAACGGGGCCGGGCAGGGAATTAGGGATGCGGGGAAGCATGCTTAGAAATCCCCGCCAGACGGCGCCGGGCTGCTGTCACAGCTAGGCGAATAGTCGCTGCTGATCGACGGCGCGGGGTCGGCGCGATAGTCGCTTGTGGCGGCCGGGGCGCACTGCGGCGCGGGTTCGGATTTTTCGACCGTTGCGGTCAGGATGATGGCGGCTAGTGCCTGGGCGTCACGTTGGTGGCGCTGCTCTTCGATCTCATCAAAGATGGCGAATGACACGTCATAGCCGTCGCGGCCGGTGGGGGTGGTGATCGCGACGACTGTCTTGTCGCCGTCCGGGCGGCCTCGGTCGATGCCGACGAACCGGCGGCCGTTGCTCTGTATCGGCGTTTTGTGGGTGCTGTCCGAAGCCGAAAACAGGCGATGAATGTAGGCCATCATCAAGCTTTTGCCGTTCGGGCGAAGGCTGGGTAGCGGCGGGCGCATTGGGTCTCTTAGGGCGCGGATCTCGCCAAGGGCGCGATCTACAAAGACGTGCAGGGCCGTGGCTGCGGCATCGGGGCGGCCCATGTCGAGGGCGGTTTGAAGTTCGCCCGCCAAGCGGGTAAGGCTCTTTTCCATGGTCAATCCTTTGGGTGATCGAGGCGGGCTGCGAGGCGCCGCTGAAACTGGCGGAAGCCGCTGGGGCACATGGGCCGGGGCGGTTCGGGCGTCGGGATCTCGACTTCAACCCTGATGATCCGAAGGGTCACGGGTAGGGTCAGGGTGATCTCGATACGCCCGTCGCGCTGGCGCTGCTGGGCAGTGGTCGGCACGGGCTTAGTCCTTCGGGTGGGCAAAGCCCGCTGCCGTGAATTCGCGGCCTTGGGCGTCGATATCGGGGGCGGGCTTGGTGCGCCTGGGCGGGCGCCGATCAAGGGCGTCTTTGAGGGATGCGAGGGCCGCCGCAAGCCGCTGGTCTTGGATGGCCGGCGTATCGCGGGGGCGGTCGCTCAAGCGGCGGCCTTGGCGGTTTTCTTGGAGGCGAGATAGGCCAAAACTCGATCAGCGCGGCGCAGGCTAAAGCCGATCAGGTAGTGGCCTTTGTCTTCGCCCTGGTAGGCGCGGTCATAGGTTTCAAAGCCCATGCGAACCAACTGGTCGAACCGTGCCCAAGCGCGCTCACCAAAGCAGCGAGCGATTTGGACGCGGGACGGATCGGGGTTGCGCTCAAGCCAGGGCTCTAGCATCCGGGCGACGGTGATACTGTATTGGCAACCGGAGTATTCCCGATCCGGCATGCGGTCCTGATCCTGCCAAGCGAGCGGATCAAGGTGACGGGCCAGCGCCTCGTTGAACGGCTCGATGGTCATCACGCCACCTGCGGGGGAAGGGCTGCGGATCGGCGCAGTTTTTCGCGGTTGAGGCGCAGTTGGGCGGCCCTCGCGATGACGTGATTATTGCAGCCGCTGGCGATGCTGCGCAGGACACGCAAGCCGATATCGGCTTGGTGCTGCCAGGGCGAGGCGACCAGATCGCAGGCGATCCAATAGCCGCGCGACCAGCCGTTGACGACGGTGCGGGCGGTCATGATTTCGCTCCAATGGCGGCGGGGTGAACCACGGCTTCAATGCGCGCTTGGTCAAGCGCAGCCTGGGCGCGGGCCATCGTCTCAGCGTCGGGGAAGAGGTTTCCCATCGTGATGACGCGCGAATGGGAAAGCAGGACGTTCGCGAAGTCTTCGGCGTCCAGTCCCAGGACCATGCAGGTGTCGTACAGGAAGCGTGCGGCATCATTGATGCGCGGCTGATCTTTAGGATTGCGGGAGAGGCTAAGGAGCCAGCCAACTTCGTCGCGGGCCTTGGTGGTCAAGGCTTCGTGAATGATGGTTTCACGGGACCGGAAATGGGGTTCAACCATCACGCGGCACTCTGGGAGAGCAGGGTGCGGGCGTGGCTGCGGGCAAGGGCGCCGATCAGTTGGCAGTCGGCCGGGCGGAAGCCCGCTTCAATCAGGTCATTGTCGGTGACGGGCTCGCCGCCGCGCTCGCGGTACAATTCCGCGATCTTCTGGCCCATGCGCTTGATGGTGCCGGTACGGGCGTTTTTCGGATTGCAAGTCATTTTGTCCCCCTATCAGGATGTGATTGGGGGAGTGTTGCGCTAGAAGCAACATTTCGTCAACAGGAAACGCAACACTTCGCAACGTTGCTGTTGCTAGATTGCGTCTGCGGGTAGTCCGAAAAGCACTTTATGCAGCTTCAGAATGTCGGAATTGTTCACGACAATCGGCGCATAATCGGGGTTAAAGCTGGTCAGAGTGGTGGTCGCGGCCGTCCGCTTCGCGACGGTCTTAATCAGGCAAGTGTCATCTGGAAGAAACACGACGGCATCGTCGCCAACGGCAACTGCTCGGTACGGATGTATGAATGCGAGCCAGCCCGGCATGTATCTCGGAACCATCGATTCATTGATGATGTAGACGGCATAAGCTTCGGGAACGCCTTGCAGGGGGCGGGGGCGCGGAACCCATTGGATAACGCTGTCTGAGACAATGATGTTAGAGTTCTGGCCCGCCGTCACTGCGCGAACAGGAAGCTGGTCAAGCCGATTGCCGAATACTTCCGGGGTGCCGCTGGCAACGCGAGCGTCGCTGACCCTTGGTCGTGGGAAGTCGGTTACGCGAGTTCCTGGGGGAAGCTCGGAGGGTTCAGAGCCCTTGGTAACAATATCCTTGGGATCGACCTCTAGGGCCTTCGACAAAGCAATCAGCCAGTCAATCGTCATGCGCCTATGGCCGTTCTCTATACGGCTTAAAGACCCGCGATCTTTGCCGACCATGATGGCAAGCTGCTCTAGGGACAGGCCGCGTGCCAGTCGCAATTGTTTGATGTTGTTGCTCATGGCCTCATGTTGACCACAGTGCAACATGTTGTCTGTTTACCAGAGTGCAACAAAATGTTGCGCGCAACATCGTTCGTGTGGCACTGTCCGTCCCCATGAACCTGCGCGATTATCTCAAGGCCACCGGCCAAACCATTCCACAGTTCGCGGCAAAGATCCGCCGTAGCCGCTCGATTGTCTGGCGCTGGGTCAATGGCTCGTTGCCCGATAATGAGGGTTACGAGGCGATCTTGCAGGTGACGGACGGTCAAGTTACCCCCAACGATTTCTTCATCCTGCCGGACTTGAAGAAGAGAGAGGCCGCATGACTAAGCAACCTCCCTCGGTCAGCGCTACTGGATCTGATTGCGGTGAAGCCGCTCCGTCTGGTCGGCTGTTTCGAGTAGCATCTGAGCAAGTTCACGAGCTTGTGACGCTGTTAATACCAAGTTCGGAAGTGGCACGGTTTTGGTCGGCATCTGATGCGACCCACCTTCTAGAGCGTCGATTTGTACCATGACGGTTTCTTCGGGCAGGCAACTGGTCCCAAGTCGATTGACCGGCCAAAGCCACTTGTCCCGTACAAAATCAGCCACGTCGCTTCTCCATCTTCGGTTGTGATGCCGTAGATGACCCAAAGCGGGGTCTGCTGTCCAGGCAACGCTTAGCCCTTAACAAACCCGAATATTGGAGACACCGCCATGTCGGTTTCCGACAGTGTATCTGCACGCCTATCGTCTGCCCTCAAATCGCGCCATGGCGGGACCAATGGCGCGATAAACGTGTTGGCGGACAAGGGGCATAATCCGCGCACCATCCGTCATTGGGCCGAGGGGCAGGGGGCGCCGCTAACCGCCGATCTGCTGCGCCTGATCGGCAACCATCCTGACGATGCCGAAATGCTGCTGGAGGTGCTGGGCGATCCTTTGACCAGGTGGTCACGATTGCTGGCGCGAGCGGCGGCCGAAGATCGGGCGATGAAGGCGCGGGGCGATGCCGATTGGATCGGCCAGCGGCGCGACCTGACCGCGGCCTTGCGGGGCTTGGCTGATCCGGCCGATGTCTATTTCTGGATCGATCACCAGGGCATGCACTCGGTTACTGATCTGGTTTCCGGTGTCGTGGAAGTGGCGGGCCTGCCCTGCCGTCCTGACGGCGATCTGATCGACTATGCCTTGCGCGCGGCGGGCTGGATTGCCGTGAGCGTGCCGGGCGAGGGTCCGGCTCGCGCTGACTTCCGTCTGAGCGCGGTTTCGCCCGAAGCCCTGCGGTGCCTTGTGGCGGCTGCGCGCAACTTCCCGATGGGCTTGGTAATTGCCCATGAACTGGAAGTGCTGCCGCCGCTCCCGGCCTCGCTTATCGAGGCAGTCGGCGCACCCCTGGCGGAACTGGTCAATGTCGCCAACGGCGGGCATGCCGATGGGGTCGATGCTATCGACGCGGCCCACGGTGAATTTGACAATGACGCCAGCCTGGGGCCGCTGCTGAGCGCATGGCAAGCCTGCGGCGGTCATCACACCTTGGGCCTTGCCGAGGTGATGGCGCCCTTTGGCGCCAGTGCCATGCTGTACCGGATCGAAGGCGGCCGGGGCGTGGTGGTTGATGCGGTCGGGTCTAAGCTGCCGCTGCTCTATGGCGCGTCGCCGGGGCAGGTGCTGGGGCGGCCGTTGATGGAAACGCCGATGCCGTCGCCTTACCGGGCGGCGGTCGGTGCGCGGATGGCGCGGGCGATCAACAGCGCGCGGCCGGTTGTGCAGAAGATGCGGTGTCGGAGCAACGGCCGGGACGTGAGCTATACCAACGCCACGATACCGCTGTTGACGGCAGGCGGTCAGGTGCGGGGCATTCTGGGCTTTACGACGCACCTGCGCGGGGTGGCGGCATGACGCGGGCGGTTCTGAACCATCTGGCCGACACGATGACGCTGCCGCATCCGGCCAAGGCTTATGTTTCGCTCAAGGTGGCGCAGCTTACGGCGGGTCTGAAAAAGCAGCGGGTGACGGTCGATGTTGAATACGACATGGGACGGGTGCGCGAGGTTTACCGCGTCGATCCCGCGACCTTCGATAAGGGGCTGTATCCGGCCTTAGACCCTGCCTATCGGAAGAATGCCGAACGCTGGGTTTTGGTCGCGCGCGATGACGAAGGCGTGCCCATCGCGACTGCGGGCGCGGTGCGAGATTACATCCATAGCGACTATCGGCAGGCTTGGGAAACCGGGTCGCTGCTGATCGATGCCGAGCGGCTTTCCGATCATAGCTATGCCAATCGGTTCAACGATGACTGGGTGCCGCCGCAGTTCACCTGCACGGCACCGATTGCTTCGCAGATCCAGGGGGAAGTGTTCGGCCTTTATGGCGTTTGGACGCATCCTGATCGGCGCCGTGGCGGGCTTTCCAAGCAGCTTGTGCAGTTGGTCTATGCACTGGCCTATGCGTCCTGGTCGCCGGGCTGGCTGGTCGGGATCGTCTGGCCGGATCTGCATAGCAATGTGATCTGGAAATCCTACGGTTTCAGCCGTGCGGAACATGAATTGACTATCCGCATGCCGGGCGTCGAAGCCCTTGGCATGCGCCTTACGGCCGCCACGCGGGCCGAACTTGAGCGCTTCATTGGGGTGCCTGCGATCTGGGCGAACCCGCGCGCATTCGACGAAAATCTAGCGTGGTGATGGATATGCTTTATCCACCCCACGCCCTGGTGTCCGATTTAGGCGGTAAGCAGCGTCTTTGCTGCCCGCGAAATCCAGGCGCTCCGGTTGGTTCCGGCGCGCTCTGCGGCCGTGTCGATGGCGCGCAGCAAGCTGGTTTCGATGCTGATGTTAATGCGCTCGCTGGCGCTGCTCGGTGGCAGGGCGGTGATGACGACAAACGAGCTGTTGCCGTTGACGTCATACCAATCATCGCCGCTGTCCAAGATCGCCCGAAGGCCGCGCGGGGCGGGGATATCATCGCCGTCTTCGCGCATGCCTTCCAGGTGGTAAGCCAGCGCCTCGGTGGCGTTGGCAATCACTTCATCGAGCGTGCTGCCGGTCGCAACGCAACCGGGAAGGTCAGGAAACACAATGCCGAATTTGCTGGGGCCTGCTTCCTCGACCAATGCGACGTAGCGGTCCAGTTTCGTATCCAAGGTTCAATCTCCGTTCAATCGTTCGTTCGTTGGTTTCCCTGGCCCTCACTCGGGGGGCCAGGGAAGACCTGCTTGTTTGTGGATCGACTTAACTGTGCCGATCGGAAGGTCTTTTTCGTTCGCTGGCACGGTAACCCGGCCTTTGAGGGTGTCATGTTTGAACTGTTTGTGGCTGCCCTTCTGGGAAACTTCGGACCAGCCCTTGTCCTCAATCTTCTTGATAATGTCTTTCGAACTATAACTTGTCATATCCTCGTCTCCGTTGATGTGTGTATGGATATACACAACATCGTCGGCCCTGTCAAGGGGGCGGTGTGTAAAAATATACACAACATGGGTGGGTGCGCCCATGTCCGATAATCCGCTGCTTGAGGCGGCCTTGCGCTATGCGGCGCGGGGCTGGCCGGTGTTTCCGCTATGGCCGGGAACTAAGAAGCCGGTACCCGAGAACGGCTTGCATGCCGGTACGACGAAGGTAGACCAGATACAGCGCTGGTGGAAAACGATGCCCACGGCAAACATCGGCGTTTGCTGCGGTATCCGCGCCGATATGTGGGTGGTTGATCTCGACTGCAAGCCGGGTGCCGCCAACGGTCTTGAGACGCTGGATGGTTTGGAACAGACCCACGGTCAATTGCCGATCACCCTGGCGCAGACGACGCCCTCGGGCGGGCGGCATTTGCTGTTCCGCTGGCCGGACGGTGGCGAGCGTATCCGCAACAATGGCAAGACGCGCCGCATTGGCCCTGGCATCGATACGCGCGGGCAGGGCGGCTACATCGTCGCGCCGCCGTCTGTGATCGACGGCAATTTCTATGATTGGGACGAAGAGGATATGCCGCTTGCCATGGCGCCGCCGTGGCTTCTGGAACTGGTGATGAAGGAGCCGGAAGCGGCGCCGCTTTCGTCTATGGCGGAAACGGCCGGCGCCCCGTCCATGGTGCCGGGCGAGTTGGACGCCTACACCCGCAAGGCCCTGGCCGATGAAGTCGCAACGGTGGCGAGCGCGGTTATGGGAAGCCAGCGCGACACGCTCAATCGGGCGGCTTTCAGCCTGGGCGGTTTGGTAGCTAAGGGCAAGCTCGGGCGCGGTCAGGCAAAGGCCGCGCTGCTGGGCGCCGTGGGTGGCTGGTCGCAGAATTCCAAAGATCCTTGGACGCGCGGGCAGATTGAAAAGGTCATCGACGATGGCTTGACCGATGGCGAGCGCAAGCCGCGTCGGCAAATCGGATCGGGCAAGCCGCCGTCGCGCGCTCGCCCGCCTGTCCAAAAAAACGCGCCTGCTGCCGCCCCTTCATCGGCGCAAGAGGGGCCGCCAGCGGCGATAGAGGATGAGGACGAGGATTTCTATATGCCAGGGGGCGAGCCGCCGCCGTTCGATCCCTATCCGCTGGATCGGGGCGAGGGAGGCGGCGGCGCGACTGATTTGGAGTTGGCCCGCCAGCCCTATTCCGACCTTGGAAACGCGCGGCGGTTGATCGCACGCCATGGCGGCGACCTGTTGCAGGTCAAGGGCATGGGGTGGCACGCCTGGAGCGGCAAGCATTGGGACGTAAGCGGGGGGGAGAGCGAGGCAAAGCGCCGCGCGCAGCATACCGCCGATGCTATGAGTTTTGAGGCGAAGGCTTTGGAGGAAGCCGGGCCGCGCGAGGGCGAGAAGCTGGAAGACTTTGACGCTCGCGTTGGGCGGCATCGCAAATGGGGCGTTGCCAGCGGCAATTCCGCGAAAACTAAGGCCATGCTGGAACAGGCATCGGTGCATATGGAGCGCGATCACGAAGGGCTCAACACCGATCCATTCATCTTCAATTGCCAGAACGGCACATTGGTTTTCGAGGAACCGCGTAAGGGGGCTGATGGGGAAATGATGTTTCCCATATCCCTGCGCGAGCAGCGGCGGTCGGATTACATCACGTGGCTGGCGCCTGTCACCTATGACCCGAATGCCAAAAGTCCCCTGTTCGATAGGTTTATCGAGCGGGTCTTGCCTGACGCGGAACTGCGAAACTTCGTCAAGCGCTACTGCGGGTACTGCCTGACCGGGGACACGGGCGAGCAGGTTATGGCGCTGTTCTGGGGACGGGGCGCTAACGGCAAGTCCACCCTCGTTAACGTCCTGCTGTCGATCTTCGGCGCCTACGGCACGACATTGCCGTTCTCCAGCCTCAAGCATGACGACAATAAGCGCGGTAGCGAGGCGACGCCTGACCTTGTGAAACTGCCGGGCAGGCGGCTTGTCTGCGCGTCTGAGCCTGAACAGGGGACCAAGCTAAGCGAGGGTCTGATTAAGACGCTGACCGGTGGCGACACCATGAACGTCCGCCAGCTTAATCAGCCGTTTATCGAGTTCACGCCTGTCTTCAAGCTTATCCTGTCTTTCAATAACAAGCCCGCCGTTCGCGGCCAGGACGAAGGCATATGGCGGCGGCTGCTGATGGTGCCGTTCGGGATCGTCATTCCGAAAAGCGAGCGTGACCCCGATCTAAACAAGAAGCTGCTGGCCGAGAAGAGCGGCATCCTGAATTGGATGCTAGAAGGCTATCAGGAATGGCGGGATATCGGCCTCAAAGTGCCGGATAGCGTCATGGAGGCGACGAAGGCTTACCGCGACGAAACCGACCCGTTGGGCGGCTTCCTAGAGGCTGCGGTGATGAAAACGCCTGGGCGCTCGCTGGGGGCGGCGACGTTCTACCGCTGCTATCAGCTTTGGTCGAAAGAGAACGGTGTGGACGCGCTGTCGCAGACGGCCTTTGGCCGCAGTCTGCCGGATCGCGGGTACATCAAATCCAAGGATAGCCGGGGCTCCATCGTCTACCTCGGGGTGTCGCTGCACGACGATCTTCCTTGGATGCCTGACCCCAAACTCCCCGCCTATGGCGGCGGTGAAAACGACTAACTACGGAGGGTTTACCGGAGGGTTTACGGATAGTTTACCGCCGAATAAGTCCTTGAATTTAAACGGTTTACGGAGGGTACGGAGGGTACGGAGGGTTTTAGCGGCATCTACGGATATGCACCCGTCTGCATATCCGAACAGGTCTGAAAAACCCTCCGTACCCTCCGTAACCCTCCGTAAGAAAAGATAAGTCTCTGATTAATAACGATAATTGGGAACCTCTGGAGTTACGGAACTCTCCGTAAACCCTCCGGGAACCCTCCGAAGGAGCAAAAAGCATGGTGCGGGTAGCGGAAAAGATGATGGGGGAAGCTGTGACGACGGGCAAGGCAGTTGATGCCGCAACCGCGCGGGAAGATGCCGTGCGCAAGCTGCGGGTGCGTGCGGAGCGGCAGGCGGCCAAAGCGATGAAGCCGCGTGCTGAAGATGCCCCGCCGCTGGAAGTGGTGGCGCGCGGCGAAGTCGAGTTTGTGCGTGATGCGGTCTTCGACCAGGAAGAGGCCGTGGTGAACGGCGAAGTCCGGGTGACGCGGCAGTATCGTCGGACGGGCTATCGCAAGGTATCGCCGCTGGATCGGCTGCTTAGCCGCAAGTCGCTGACCGTGGCGCAGCACAAGGTTGGCGTCGCTTTCCGCGATGCCTACAGCGCCGGTGGGTACGAAATTCGAGCAGTTGCTGCCGGGGGCGGCATTGGCGGGGCGAAAGATCCCGATGCGAAGATGGTGAACCGGCTGGCCGCGCTCGCTCGCGTTACCAGCGCCAAGCTGCGTCTTTCGGCCGATCAGTTCGATGTGCTGGTGCATGTGGCACACCGGGAGGAAGAGGCGGGAAGCTGGCCGGGGGTCGCCAAGTTCCATCGGAACAACCGGGGCGGTGAGGCGGTCAAGGTTCTGATTGCGGGGCTCGATGTGCTGTATGCAACGGGCCGCTGGGGTTAAAAAGGGGATTGACAAGCCCACGGTTCAAATTGCACAAAGTTATCAGCATGTATCATTGCGACCGCCGCCAGGGACACCCTGCGCGGCGGTTTGCATTTCTGGGGTTCGCTATGGCTGGAAGTCCTAAGCGCCCCTGCAAGCACCGGGGCTGCGCCCAACTGGTCGCGTCTGGTTATTGCGATGCTCATGCGGGTGACCGGGAGAGCTATCGCGGCAACTCGCACCAACGCGGTTACGATCATCGTTGGCGGAAGGCGCGCGCCGGGTTCCTGGCGCGGCATCCTCTCTGCGAGTGCGACGACTGCGGGGCAGGCGCTAAGCGCGTCATGGAAGCGACTGAGGTTGACCATATCGTTCCGCACAAGGGCGACATGGATCTGTTTTGGGATCGCGGCAATTGGCGAGCGATGTCTAAGCCCTGCCATGCCGCAAAGACCGTCCGTGAAGACGGTGGTTTCGGCCGCTCGCGAGCTTGAGGGGGTAAGGGGTGTAAATCCCTAGTTCGGAAGCCCTTTCGCGACCGTATCCCAGTCAATTTTCCGCGTGCGCAGAATTCCCGAAACTTTTTTTTATGAGGCTTCTGATGACCCGTGGTCGCAGGCCCGAACCGGAAGCCGTGCAGGAAGCAAAAGGCAATCCCGGTCGGCGCAAACGAGCGTCGGTAAAACCGACCGACAATCCCGCCGACCCTGTGCCGGTCGAGCTTGGCCTACATCTGAAAGACGGCGTGCCGGAAATCTTGAGCGAAGAGGGCGCCGTCATGTGGCGGAAGCTCGCGCCGGATCTGGTTCGCATGAATTTCCTGCGCCCGTCCGACTACATGGCATTCGCGCGTTACTGCGAATACATGGTGCTTTGGTGGGATATCACCCGCCGCATCAAGTCGCCCATGAAGAAGCGCGGATCTAACCCGGAGGGTGCCGGTGTCGTCTACGAGACGAACAGCAACCACGGGAAGATGCTGCGCGTGAACCCGCTCTTCGTGGTTCGCGAGCGGATCGAAAACCGCCTTACCGCCTTTGAAGATCGCTTCGGCCTGACCCCGGCCGCCCGCATGCAGATGGTGCAGCGGATGGCCGGGCAGGTCCCGGCTGGCGATCTGTTCACGCCTGCCGCTGGGGAGGTCGATAGTGACAGTCCCCCGCCAGCCGCAAGCGCCGAAGAAAACACGCCAATCGGCTTCCTCAACTAAGGGGAGCAATCCCAAAGTTGTCGGGCCGATGGCTCGGCCGATACCGCCGATGCCGGTGGGGGGCGAGAAGTACGGGGCGTGGTTCGATCATGAGGCGGCCGATAAAGCGGTCGCCTTTTTTGCGAAGTACATTCGGCACACTGAGGCCGAATGGTTCAACAAGCCTTTCATCCTCCAGCCCTGGCAAGAGAACGATATCGTCCGCCCCATCTTCGGATGGAAGCGCGCGGACGGCACCCGCCTTATCCGCCAAGTTTACATCGAAATCCCCCGCAAGAACGGTAAGACCGAACTGGCGGCCGGGCTCGCCCTGCTGCTTATGCTGGGCGATGGGGAATATGGCGGCCAGGGCTTTTCCATGGCTGTCAATCTCGAACAGGCATCGCTGGTGTTTGCGAAGGCTGGCGTCATGGTCGGCCTGTCGGAAGACCTTCGGCGCTATCTGACCGTCTTCAAAACCTCGATCTTTTGCCCCGATCTGCATGCGAGCTTTAAGCCGCTGGCGAAGGGTGCCGGGTCAAAGCACGGCTTCTCGCCCTCCTTCGCCATCGCAGACGAACTGCATGAATGGCCGGATGGGGAAATTCATCGCGTTGTCCATAAAGGCACCGTCGCGCGGCGCCAGCCGCTCGAAATCCTAATCACCACGGCTGGCGAGCCGGGCAACAACTACGGATGGGATCGGCACGAATACGCGGTCAAGCTACTGCGGGAAGAGGTTGACCCGAACCCGGCTTTCTATGCGGTCATCTACGCGGCCGATCCTACCGACGACTGGCGCGACCCGGCGACGTGGCGCAAGGCCAATCCGAACTACGGGGTGTCGGTCAAAGAGGATTATCTCCGCGACGAACTGGCGCTTATTTCAAAGCCCATGGAAGAGGGTGATTTCAAGCGATATCACCTCAACCTCTGGACCGACGCGATTGAAGAAGGCTTCGACATGGATGTTTGGGCGGAAAACGCCCTGCATCCGGTCACGCTGGAAACCCTGCGCGGTCGGCGCTGCTGGGGCGGCCTGGATCTTTCGACCGTCACCGACCTGACGGCCCTCTGCCTTATCGCAAAGCGCGAGGCGGGAGGCTATGACGCTTGGTGGCAGTTCTTCATGCCTATCGGCAATCTGAAAGAGCGGATGAAGAAGGATCGCCAGCCCTTCGATAAGTGGATCAAAGACGGCTGGATCACGCCGATTGAAGGCACCCGCCAGGAATATAATGCGGTGCTGGCGACGATCACCGGCAAGAAGAAGCATCCTGCTGTCAAAACCCCGCCGATTACCGAAATCGTTGAACTGGCGGAACTTGGCTATGACACCTGGAACGCAGAACATGTGCGCCAGGAACTTGAAGAGGATGGCGTCACCACTGTTGAGGTGTCGCAGCTTTTCAAGACCCTCTCGGGGCCGTCGAAGGAAATGCAGCGCCTACTTGCGGGCAAGGAATTCAACCACGGCGGCAACCCCGTCATGCGCTGGATGGCCTCATGCACGAACTTCGAGAGTGACCGGAACGAAAATATACGGCCGGTCAAGCCGAACCGGAAAAAGACAATCAAGCGGATCGACGGAACGGTGACGGCAATCATGGCGCTTAGTCGCGCGATGGTGTCGAAAGCGCCTGTCCTCTCGCCCTATGAAAAGCGCGAGGTTCGCGCGTTTGGAGGTTAGGGATGGGCAAAAAGTCCAAGGGCAAAAACGCCCTGGCCGCTGTCCAAAAGAATGCCCCGACTTCCGTTGCCTCGCCTGCTTCCTGGCTGCTGAACGCGGTCGGTGGCGGTTTGCCCTCGGCAACCGGTATCCCCGTCACACCGGCAACGGCGGTGCAATGCGCCGCTGTCTATGCCTGTGTGCGGTTGATCTCGGAAGACTTGGCCAAACTGCCGCTTCGGGTCTACCGGGTGCGGGCCGATGGAAGCCGGGTGCTGGCGGGCAATCACTACCTGACGAAGGTGTTGCGGCGTCCGAACAATTGGATGACGGGCTTCTCTTGCCGGGAAACCTTGCAATGGAACGCCTGCCTTGCAGGCAATGCCTACGCCTTTGTCGATTGGGGCGATGCGGGCCGGGTTCGGCGGATCATTCCGATCAGCACGAACTATGCCCGCATCATGGTCGATCAGGATGGCGAGCCGTTCCTGTTCGTGACCGATCCGCGGCTTGGGTCCAATCTCGCCCTTGCTCGCGGGGAATATCTGCACATTCACGGCCCCAGCGTAGATGGCTATGTCGGCCTCAACCCGATCCAATTGGGCCGGGAGGCTATCGGCCTCGCGCTTGGCACCGAACGCCATGGCGGCAAGTTGTTCGCCAATGGCGCCCAGGTGGGCGGCATCCTAGAGGCCCCGGCCGAACTTTCCGATGATGCCTATGGGCGCATGGAAAAAAGCTGGATGCGCAACTACTCGGGCGCGGATCGCGCGCACCGGGTGGCGATCTTGGAAGGCGGTACGAAGTTCACCAAGGTCGGGATGACGGCCGAAGATAGCCAATTCCTGCAAACCCGTGGCTATCAGACGCGCGAGATTGCGCGCCTCTTCCGGGTTCCGCCGCACAAGATCGGTGATCTCGACAAGGCGACGTTCAGCAATATCGAGCAACAGAATATCGAGTATGTCACTGACTGCCTCCAATCCTGGGGCGGTCGCTGGGCAGACGAACTGTCGTCGGCGCTCTTGCTGCCGGAAGATCGCGATTATTTCGAGATTGATCTCGACTATGACGAGCTTCTGAAAGCGGACATGAAAACCCGGTACGACGCCAATGCGTCGGCCCTTAACGCCGGGTGGAAGACGGTCAACGAAGTCCGCAAGGGCGAAGGGCTCCCTCCGGTCCCCGGTGGCGATGTTCTCCGCCAGCCGCTCAACACGGCGCCGATTGTCGATCAGCCGGGCGAAGGCCCTGGGGCGGGCCACAATGGCGGCCCCGCGCTCGATGACGACACCGAAGAAGACGCCAGGCCCGAAAAGGATGAAGACGATGAAATCGACGCCGATTGAGCTTTGGCGGCGTTCGGCCAAAAGCGGCGCGTCTCCAGATGGGGCGGTGATCGCGAAAGGCTTTGAAGTCGGGATTTCGGAAGGTGCGGGCGAGCGCTGCATAACCTTCACGATTTCCACCGGCACGGTGGATCGCATGGGCGATACGGTCGCGGCCTCGGGCTGGGATCTGACGGCCTACGAGAAAAACCCCGTCGTCTTATGGGGCCACGATTACGACCATTTGCCGCTTGGCAAGGGCGTAGACCTCAAGGTCGAAGGCTCCCGCCTCAAGGCGACGGTGCAGTTTATCCCCTTTGAATGGGGGGATATCGGCAAGAAAGCCCAGCATGTTCACGACATGCTCAAGGGCGGTTATCTGAACGCCGTGAGCGTCGGCTTCCGCCCGCTGGAATACGAGTTTTCCGAAGATCCCGAACGCAATTTCGGGGTCGATTTCACCAAGCAAGAGCTTCTGGAGTTCAGCGTTGTCACGGTCCCGGCGAACCCGGAGGCCCTGACCGAACCGCCCGAAGCTGCGCCTAAATCCCAAGGGGGTAAGAAGATGACCACGGCTGCAAAACCGACGAAGAAGGGCGGCCGTCCGGCTGTCAAAAAGGATGGCGAGGAAGGCGGCGACGAACTGAACGCCACGCTGACCGCGCTCAAGGACGAACTCGCGGATATCAAAGACCGGCTGTCTGCCCTGGAGGGTTCCGACGATACGGTCGAAGAAGACGGCGACGACGACGACACCGAAGACAAAGACGGTGATGACGCCGAAACCGAAGACAAGGACGGCGATGACGACGGCGATCCCGAAGAAGAGAAGTCGGCGCGTCGTTCCAAGCGGCGCGGCGTCGATGGCGACAAGCTGCTGAAAGAAATTCGCGGGCTCCAGCGCGCCCACGGCTAACCGCCGTCACTTCCTACATCGACAATCACACAAGGCGGCTTCGGCCGCCTTTTTCTTTGAGGCTATCTCAATGACGAAACACGAAAAGCTCCAGCGCGCCAAGCGTAAGCGCCGGGACAAGATGAAGCGTCTGAATGTCCTGAGTGCCAAAATCCGGCGCTTGCAGGATGAGGACACCCCCATTCCCGCCGCCGTGGCGACCGAAGTTCGGTCCATCGGTCGGGATCTGGAGGAAATCGACGAAGATATTCAGGATCTCGAAAGCGCGATGCAGCGTGCCGGTTCGTCGGCCCGCAATCGCAACAAGGTCTTTGCCCAGGCCAAGGAAGCGAAGAAGCCGGGCGAGCGTATCGCCCGTATGGCTATCGCCCTGATCGCTTCCAAGGGCCAGGGGATCAGCCCTGCACAGTGGTCGGAAGAAAACTATGGCACCGACGATCAGGTCGAGCGCGCGCTGTCGGCATCGGTGCCGGGCGCGGGCGGTGTCACCATCCCGACCGAACTGGTACAAGAACTGATCGAAACCCTGGTTCCGGCGACCGTCGTTCGCAAGTCGCACCCGATTATCCTGGGCATGCCGCACGGCAACGTGACCGTGCCGCGTCAGGCTTCGGGCGCGCAGGCGCAGTACATCGGGGAAAACACGGATATCCCGTCGTCGGAACCGACGTTTGATAGCGTCATCCTCCAGGCGAAAAAGCTGGTCGCTCTGGTGCCAATCTCCAATGACCTTAGCCGCCGCACGGTGCTGGGCATGGAAGAACTGGTGCGTCGCGATATCATCACGCGCATCGCCTTGCGTGAGGATCTGGCCTTCCTGCGCGGTGACGGCACTGCTGGCACGCCGAAGGGCATTCGCAACCTTGTCACGCCGGGCAATGTCCTGCCGGTGCCGCTCGCTGGCTATAACGTTGCTTCCATCGCGGCCGCTCTGGGCGCGATGGAACTCAAGCTTCGTGAAGCCAACGTCACCATGTCGGCGCCCGTCTGGTTCATGGCGCCGCGCACGGCGGCGGGCCTGAAAACCCTCCGCAATGCGCAGGGCTTCCCGGTCTATGAAACCGAAATGGCGCAGGGCCTCTTGAACGGCATCCCGTTCGAGCAGACCACGCAAATCCCGGTGAACCTCGGGGTTGGTGGCAATGAAAGCGAGCTTTACCTCGTTGACATGTCCGAAGCCGTTATCGGTGACGCCCTGACCCTGGCGCTCGATGTTTCGACGGAAGCCACCTATCTCGACTCTGTGTCGGGCCTTCAGGTGTCGGCTTTCTCGAAGGATCAAAGCGTGATCCGCGCGATCACCGAACATGACTTCAACATGCGCCACCTCCAGGGCGCGGTTGTCATGACTGGCATCAAGTGGGCTCCCGGCGCCGATCCGGCCGCCTAACCGAAAGGACTTCCCATGATTGCGCGCAAGAAAGCCGCTCCCGCCGCTGAGGCTGGGGCGGCAACGGAGAAGGTCATTCTCCGGTTCCTCAAACACTACCGCCTCTACAACACCAATGAGGTGGCGGGGTTCTCGGAAGAAGAGGCCCGCCCGCTGATTGAGGCGGGCATCGCAGAGGAAGTGGAGGCAGAAGCCGACACTGCTGGCGGCAAATGATTACCGTCGAAATCAAGGCGGATCGCGGCCCTTTCCAGAAGGGCGAAACGGTAACTCTGCCTGATGACCGGGCGGGGTTGCTGATCTCTCAAGGGGTGGCTCGTGCCACCCATCCGGCTGCGGCCGACAACCGTAAGCGCCTGCCTGCGCGGACGGTGCTGAACAGGTAGGTGCGCTATGTCCCTTCGTCTCATTCAACCCCCGGCTGTCGAGCCGATCACCTTGGATGAGGCGAAGGTACAGGCGCGTATCGACCATGATGACGATGACGCCTTGCTTGAAGGCTTTATCGGGGCGGCGCGGGAATGGTGCGAACAATTCACCTCCCGCGTCTTCATCACCCAAACTTGGCGCCTTACCCTTGATCGTTTCCCGGTCCCAGGGGTGATGCAGCCGGGGTCAAATCACATGGTTCAGCCGATCCACCTGGGGTTGGCGCCGTCAATGATTGGTCCCCTCCAGCCGGTTGAAATCGAGCTTCGGCGCTCGCCCGTGCGCTCAATCGACAAGCTGTCTTACATCGGTCTGGGTGGCGCATCGGTGCTGCTGACCGATCAGCAATATATCGCGGATCTGGAAGCGGAACCCGCGCGGGTATTTCCGCCCGCCTCGGGTAGCTGGCCGTCAACGGCGTCCCGACCGGCTGCGGTCACTATCGAATTCACGGCGGGCTATGGCGATGCCCCGGCCGATGTTCCCAAAAGCATCAAGTTCGCCATCCTGATCTATGTCGCATGGCTCTATGAGAACCGGGGTGATACCGGGGATGCCGATGTACCGCAGGCGGTGAAAGCGCTGCTGCGGCCCTATCGCCTTGTCAGTTTCGGTGAGCGCTGATGGCTGATCCGACAATCGGCCTGTTGCGGCACCGGGTCGAAATCTTCGCGCGCGTAAGCACTCCGGTAGGCGAAATCGAAATAGGCACCGTCGAAACCCTGGTGGGCAAGGTCTACGCCAGCGTGGAGCCGGTCGGCGCCGTCACTTATTTCAGTAGCCTTGCTGCCACTGCGGCGGGCGGCGGCGCGGGTGTTCTGGACGCGCCGATTACGCACCGGATTTTCATGCGGTATCGCCCCGGTCTTACCAGCGATCAGCACATCATTAAGCACCCGTCACGGGAGGCTTTAGCGGTCTTTCGGGTGCGGCGCGTGCTGCATCTGAACGGTCGCGAACGCTGGACCGTCTTGGAGGTGCAACAGGAGCATTCCTGATGCCTGCAGAAGCTAAACTGCTGTCTATCGAAGGCGGCGGCGACAATCTCTTGCTTGATGTTGATCGCAGGATCATCCGCAAGCAGTTCGCGATTGAGGTGCGGACCCTTGTCAAAGACGTGAGGGATCGCCTCAAGGGATCTGCTGGCGGCGGTAGCGGGCGACTTTATTACAACTCAGGCGGGCGCCACGGGGACAAGCCGGGCTACGTCAAAAAGCGTCAGCGTGCCTCATCTGCTGGTCAGCTTCCGGCGCGTGTTACGGGCTCTATGTTGCGCTCGGTGCGCGGTATCGCCTGGCGGGATGGTAACGGCGGCACGGTCGCCATCCAGGCCTTCTACTCACGTCTTTTGACGTTCGGTACTCAGTCGATAGATCCCCGCGCGCCCGTGCTTGAAAATGCTTTAGGCGATGGCTCCGGGGGCATCGTGGCGCGGGTCACCCTGCGGGCGGCTGAGGCATTCCAGGTGCGCCGCAAATGACGGATATTTACGAAAGCATGATTCGCCAGGGGCGCGACCATGCGCTGTTCTTTGAACGGCGCTTTGGTGGCGCGGCAGAGGTTGGGTTGGTCGAGGACCTAAGCGCGCCGCTCGTCATGCCATACGGCTTTCTGGTGCCGATGGGCGAGACAGTATCGCCCAACGAAGCGCTGAACGGTTCTATCCAGGTGGTTCGCGAACTGTATGCCGTTGTCGTCGCTTTGGATCTGACCAAGGAGAACGGCCAGCGCGACGCGCTCGGGCATGCCGCCGTCGTGGCGCGCAAGCAAGTCAAGCGCGCGCTGCTCGGCGCCTTCCTTAATTGGCGGCCTGATCCCCGCCGCATGTCGCGCGGCCTCGAATATGACGGCTATGACCTTGTGTCCATCGTGGGCAAGGTCCGCGCAATTTATGAATTCCGGTTTGTGGCGGAAACGCTGCTTACCGATGACGACGGCTATCAAGAAACCCTCCCGAATTTCGAGGGCTTCAACGCTTCCGTCGATGTCCTAGACCCGGCGTTCGATCCGAACAACGCCCCTGGTCAAGGGCCGTATGACCCTTCGCAACCCAATCCGCGAACGTCCGGCCCTGATGGCCGGATGGAGACGCGTTTCCGCGTCGATCTCCAGCCCGAATAGGGGAAACCATGTACGTAAAGCCTGTTGCAGGCCGGGCCGTTATCGACCCGGTAACGGGAGAGCTTTTGCCGGAAATCGGGGCTCACAAGCCCGATACCGAATTTTGGCGGCGCGCCCGTGACGTCCACAAAGACGTCGAAGAAACCGAACCGCCCCCGGAGCCGGAAGCGGTGTCGGAAGTGGAGCCGCCTGCCGAAGAGGCCCCGGCCGCCGTTCCTGCGCGCAAGACGAAGGGGGCCTAATCCATGGTCAACTTCGCGCGCATCCCGCAATCGGGGCTTCGCACCCCGTTTGCCTTCTTCGAAATCGATGCCTCTCAGGCGGGCTATTTCGTCAACAATCAGCGCACGATCATCTTTGCCCAGGTTCGGCTTGCCGTCCTGGCGGGGCTTGGCGTGCCGGAAATCGCGCCCTTCACGGAAACCGCTTCCCGCGCTCGCTACGGCACGTCGCAGCTTTCCGACATGATTGGCAGCTATCGCAAGAACGACAACTTCGGTGAAGTCTGGGTTGTCCCGCTGCTGGATAATCCCGATGGCGTCGCCGCCACCGGCAAGCTGGCCTACACCGGTCCTGCGACGGCGGCGGGTGTCATCACCCTTCGCATTCATGACGAAATCGTGCAGGTCGGCGTCAACGTCGGTGACACCGCGACTGCCATTGCCACGGCGACGGCGGCGCGCATCAACGCCACGGCCGGGATGTTGGTGACGGCATCGGCTGTTGCCGGTGACGTGACAATCACCTGCGCTCATAAGGGGACGGTCGGCAACGAAATCACCTTGAAGGTGAACGCCGGGGGCGCCCTTGCGGGCGAGGCTATGCCGGGCGGTGTCACCTGCGCGGTGACGGCGATGGCGAACGGTCTGGGCGATCCGTCGCTAACCCCATCGCTCGATCTGCTGGGCGACCGGGAATATGACTTCATCGTCCTGCCCTTCACCGATACGACCAGCCTGGATGCCATCAAGGTCTTTCTTGATGACGTGACGGGCCGCTGGGCCTGGAACAAGATGTTGTGGGGCTGCGCTTGGTCGGCGCGTCGCGGCACGCTGGGTCAGCGGGTCGCCTTCGGTCTGACCCGCAATGATCCGCATACGACAATTATGGGCTTTTCCCCGTCGTCGCGCTCGCCCGCCCATCGCTGGGCGGCGGCCTATGCGGCCCAGGGTGCCGTTTCCATTCGTGCGGACTGCTCGCGTCCCCTGCAAACGCTGCCGCTGGTCGGCATCCACGCGGGCGACGAAACCGACCAGTTGGTGCAGTCGGAACGCAATACCCTGCTCATGTCGGGTATCGCCACGCATATCGTTGCGACCGACGGCACGGTGCTTATCGAGCGTGAAATCACGACCTACCAGAAAAACGGCTGGGGCCAGCCCGACCCGTCCTTTCTGGATATCGTCACGCTCTATCAGCTCATGCTGTTCAACCGCTTCTTCCGCCAGCGGTTCACCACGAAATTCCCGCGTCACAAGTTGGCGAGCAACGGGTTCCGGGGTGGGCCAGGGCAGGCGGTTGTCACGCCCGATATCCTCAAGGTCGAGATTATCTCGGGGTATCGCGAGCTTGAAACCATGGGCCACGTCGAGAACGGCGACCTGTTCGCCAAGTACCTGATCGTGGAGCGCGACAGCCAAGACCCGAACCGGGTCAACCTCCTGCTGCCGCCCGATTTCGTCAATCAGTTGCGTGTCATTGCGGCGAACGTTCAGTTCCGCCTGCAATTCCCCGCGAACGCCTAACGGGGGTCGCTGATGGCAACCAATCCGAACCGCTTGGCGGGTGTCACCTTTATCAAGGTGGACGGCGAGCAATACATGCTGCGCGACGCGGCCAAATGGAGCGTTGACGACGTAATCCGCGAAACCATCACGGGCCTGGACGGGGTCCATGGTTTCATCGAAAAGGCCGGGCCCGGCTGGATCGAAGTGACAATCTCCGACTATGGCGATCTGGAAGTCGCCGACTTCATGAAGCAAGACAACGTGACCGTCACGCTGGAGCAGGCGAACGGCAAGATGATTGTCCTGCACAACGCCTGGACGGTGAACGCGCGCGAAGTCGATGCAGTCGCTGCCAGCATGGCTGTTCGCTGGGAAAGTAAGAAAGGTGAGGTAATCCGCCGTGGCTGATATTCCGCGCTACACCCTCTCTAATCCCGTCGCCTGGGGCGATGACACCGTAACGGAACTGGTCTTCAAAAGCCGCCCAAAGGTCAAGCATTTGAAGGCCGCCCTCCGGTCGGAAGACAAGGTTGATACCGGCCTGCTTCTGCTGTCGGCGTGCGTCGGGCGCCCTGCCGAACTTCTCGATGAACTCGATGCCGTCGATGGCATCAAGGCCATGGAGATGATGGAGGATTTTTTGGGCCACGATTTCCTCAAGACTGGCCAGAACTGATCGGCACGGCGGCCACGCTTCTGCGTTGGTCGCCGTCCGAACTGGACGAAATGTCCGCTGATGACCTGGAGTGGTGGCGCCCGGTCATCGACCAGTCGGTGGAAATTTTCAAAGCACAAATGAAGGTTGGCGCGCATGGCTAAGAATAGCGGCGTGGCGATCCGCATTCGGCTGCTGGATGATTTCAGCGACCGGATGACGGCCATCAATAAGCGCCTGGACGCCCTGACCGCTAAGCCTCGTGCCATCGCTCGCGGTCTGGCGACGATCTCGGATAAGGCGGGACTGTCCCGTCTTGGGGATCAAGCCAAGATCGCGGGCGAGCGCGTGTCTAACCTCGGGCAGAAGGTCCAGCATGCCCTCGGGCCGCTGGCTGCCTTCTCCGGGGCGGCGTCCTTGGCCGGAATTCTCATGGTCGGGAAGAATTTCAGCCTGACTGCGGTAGAGGTCGCGAAAGCGACCGCTAAGACCGGTGAAGCGGCCTCTAGAATTCAAGAGCTTCAATTCGCCGCCAAAGCTGCGGGCAGTAGCCCACAGGCGATGACGGATGGCTTGGCGAACTTGTCAGGGGTGCTGCGCGACGCAGCCCTTGGGCAGAACTCCGAAGCGCTGATGGGGTTGAACGCCCTGGGGATCTCGCTTCGGGATGTAAACGGGAAGATCAAGGGTCCGGCCGATATGATGGCCGAACTCTCTGACCGGATGAAAAACATCAAAGATCCGGCGCGGGCGGCCTTTGTTGCGACTACCTTCTTTGGTGGTGCGGGTGAAGACCTGATACCGACCCTGCAAAAAGGGTCAAAGGAGCTATCGCGGCTGGCGGCTGAGGCTCACGCCTACGGCGCCGTCATCAGTGATGAGGCTGTCGAGGCCGGTAAGCAGTTCAATCTTTCTGTCGGCAAGTCCGGGATGATCCTGAAAGGGTTCGCGGACACGCTCGGCGCCAAGCTGATGCCGATCCTCAACCCGATCATTGATAAATTCAATGCCTGGGCGGCGGCCAATCGAGAGCTTATCGCGACGAAGATTGAGGCTGTCGTCGGCAAGATCGGTGACGCAGTTCAGTCTATTGATTTCGATAAGGTGTTGGCTGGTCTGACCTCCTTCGTGGAAAGCATTGGGCGCGCTATCGACTTCTTCGGTGGTTTTCAGGGGGCGGGGATCGCGCTGATTGCCTTCCTCAATGGCCCGCTGATTATCTCGGCCGTGTCGGCGGCTTCATCGCTGTTCGGTTTGGGGTCTAGTGCTATCTCGGCCGGTACGCGGCTGGGTGCGCTGATCGTGCCGGGCCTTATTAAGCACCTTTCGGGGTTCAGCACCGTCACAAAGCTCGCTACGGGGGCGCAGTGGCTCATGAACGCGGCGATGGCGGCAAACCCTGTCGGGGCTGTCGTTGTGGCTGTTGCTGCCCTCGCGGCGGCGGTCTACGCGATCTATGAGAACTGGGGCAAGATCGGGGATTGGTTCAACGAGAAGATCGAGCGCATCAAGTCCGCCTTTGCAGACGGGCTGATCCCTGGCCTTTGGGCAATCTTCAAGTCGTTCAACCCCATCGTCATCATCGCAGAAACCCTGGATGGTCTGACGAAATGGCTGTTCGATTTCAGCTTGTTCGATGCGGGTAAGAACCTGCTGGGCTCGCTGATCGACGGGCTTAAAAGCCTGCTGCCCAGCTTTGACGGCATCGTGAAAACCCTCTCTGGCGTGTTCGATTGGCTCTTTGGGTCGAGCGAGAAGGCAAGCGAGGCAGTCGGCGGTATCGGCAAGGCTGCAAATCAGGCGTCTCCCCAGCAAGCGGCGGCACCCAAGGCGATGCCGTCGCCTGCGGTCGCCCAAGCCGTTCAGCAAAGCGGCGGTCAAGCGGCTGCATCCGCATCGGTGCCTCCTTCTGTCGAAGTTAGGTTCACCGGGGTGCTTCCTCAGAACGTCGCCATGGATGTGCGGTCAACCGGCCCGGTCAAAACCAACGTCCCGGTTGGCCTTAGCGGCATGGCGCGGGCGTCAGACTACTAAGGGGCTGCAATGTCCGAATGGTTCAAGAAACTGCGCCCCGCGAGCTTTCGCGGGGTGCCTTTCGGCGTGCTTGACGCCAGCCATGATGAGGGGCGGCGCCTTGTCGTTCACCTCTTCCCGCAACGGGATCTGCCTTATATCGAGGATCTGGGCCTTACCGAAGGTCGCTACTCGATCAACGGCTTTGTCCTAGGCCTGGATGCCATCGAAAAGCGGCAAAAGCTGATTGACGCCTGCCGGGCCGAAGGGCCGGGCGAGTTGATCCACCCGACTTTCGGTAGCCTCAAGGTCTATGCTGAGCGCTGGCCTAGCGTCGAAAGCAAGGATACGGGCCGATATATCGGTTTCGCCCTGCAATTCGTGCTGGCGCCTGACAGCGTGTCGCCCTCGGTCACGACTGACACGGCGGCGGCGGTCGATGAAAGCGCCGATGCTGCAAAACGGCAGTCCCTGACCAGCTTCAACAATGACTTCGGCGTGTCCGGCCAGCCCGATTTTGTCGCAGATGACGCGATGGGTGGACTGATGGATATCGGATCGCTCACGACGGGGCTGGTTCCGGGGCTTGTCGAGCAAGCGGGCGGGCTGGTCGGCATTTCGCCGGGCGATATGGCAAACGGGCTGCCGCTGGGCGGCATGATTTACGGTCTGATCGCCGGTATCGGTGGCTCTGGAGCCAACAAATCCGCCTCTATGCGGTCGCTCGGCACTGTCGCAAGCTACCAGCCGGCTATGCCATCCCGCCTGACAACGCCTAGCCGCCGAAGGGTCGCCAGCAACCGTGCTGCCACAGGCAATTTGGTGCGGCGGGCGGCGGTTATCGAGCGGGCGCGGCTGTCATCGACTATGACGCCAGCATCCCAGCGCGAAGCCGAACGGCTGCAAGCGGAACTGTCGGCGCAAATCGATCTGGAAGCGACGCGGGCGGCCGATGCGAACGATGTTGACGCCTACCGCGCCCTGACAGACATGCGGGCAGAGGTGGTGCGGGATCTTTCGACCCGTGGCGCCCTGCTGTCGCCGGTTCAAGAGCGTAGTTTTGGCCGTCCACTGCCTGCCCTGGTGGTGTCGCAGCGACTGTATCAGGACGCGGGCCGGTCGGACGAACTGACCGCCCGTGCCGGCGCGCTGCATCCCGGCTTCCTGCCGCTGACGATGGAAACTCTCATTCGATAGGGCGGTGTGATGGTGCAGGCACGCGAGCGCGTGACCCTCAAGGTGGGGAAGCGCCTCTATAACGGCTGGAAAACCATCCGTATCACGGCCGGGGTCGAGCGCGCCGCGCGCGATTTCGAGATTGGTCTAAGCGAAAGGTGGGCCGAAGGAAGCCCGCCCAAGATCGTCGGTTGGTCGATTGCCGAAGGGTCCGCTTGTCAGGTGCTGATTGGCGGTGTGGTGGTGCTGACCGGCTGGATCGACACGGTGGCGCGCTCGATCTCGGACAGTGACCATTCGATCTCGGTTTCGGGCCGCTCGAAAACAGGCGATCTGGTCGATTGCGCGGCGATCATCCCTAACAGTCAGATGCTATCCGGCACGCTGCCGGGCATCGCCAGCCGTCTTGCGGCGCCCTTTGGGCTGTCCGTGAGCGGCGGGGGCGGTGACGCATTCCCTGATTTCACGGTTCAACAGGGGGAGACGGTCTATGAAATCATCGAACGACTGTCGCGCGTGCGGGGCTTTTTGGTCTGCGACGATGAGGGGGGAAATCTCGTCCTTGCCTCGGCTGGCGGCGGCGGCCGTGCAGGTTCGATACGGGACGGCAAAGACGCCAACGTCAAATCCGCTGCAACCATCCGAAGCCTTGCCGACCGGTTCAGTACCTACACCATCAAATTCCAAGATGGTCAGTGGGGCGATGTCGCGGGGGGCGCGGCTATTGGCGTCCTGGCGACGATAAAGGATGAAGCGGTCACCCGCTATCGCCCCAAAGTCATCTTGGCGGAAACCGGCCAGGGTGGAACAGACCTGGCCGTCAAGCGCGGCAAGTGGGAATGCGCGCGGCGGGCCGGGCGCGGAACGCAGGTGCGGGTCACTATGCGCGGCTGGCGTGACGATGGCGGGGCGCTCTGGGGGCCCAATGCAATCGCCTCGGTATCGCTGGGCGGCCTGGAGGTATCCGGGGCGCTGCTGATCGCCGAAGTCTCTTATCAGATGGATGAGGGCGGCGGCACTCGCTGCGAACTCACCTTGGGGCCGGTCGCAGCCTATCAGCCAGAACCCGCCACCATGGGCGGCAACAAGTGGACCGATGTTCGGGCCGAAATAGCCGAAACCAAGCAGGTGCGGTGATGGATGAAGGTATCAGGAATTCCCTGAACAACCTCGGTCGGCGCATCTTCAATATGTTCGCTCGCGCCATCGTCAAGCGGATCGAAGATGATGGGTTGTTTCAGGTCATGCAGCTTGCCATGCAGGCAGATGAGCTAAAAAGCGAGATACGGCGGCTGCAATCCTACGGGCTTACAACGGTGCCGCCGCTCGGGTCGGAAGCTCTGGCAGTGTTCCCCAATGGGGAGCGGTCAACCGGCGTGGTGCTGGGTGTAGACCACGGCGGATATCGGCCGAAGGGCATGAAGCCGGGCGAGGTCTGCCTCTATGCCCAGCATGGGCAAGTCATCCATCTGCGGGAAGACGGCGGGATCACCTTTCACGCGGCAAAGGCTGGCGGCGGCTGGGGTGATATCGATTTCCGGGGGCAGAACCTGCGCTTCTGGGCCGAAAAGTCCTTGAGCATCGATATCAAGGGCTATGGCTGGAGTTGGGAGCCCAACGGCGTCACCACGAATTGGACGGCTGGCGCGACGGGCAGCACGACAACCAAGCCCATGCAGCCCGAAGAGGTCGGCGCTCCAGCCCCGGCCAAGCCCGACGTTCCCTCGCCTTAGAGGCTCCAATGTTTGATTTCCGGCATATCTGGAACCCCGACAGCATGTCCGGGGACTGGCAAATCGTGGGCGGGGATCTCGATACGGGCGGTGACCTGACAACCGCTGTCGTGATCTCGCTTTTCAGTAACCGTGTCGCAGGCCCTGACGATCCTCTGCCCGACGGGTATGACGACCGTCAAGGATGGTGGGGCGATACCATCAATGGGCGGCCCATCGGGTCGAAACTTTGGCTGCTGCGCCGCGAGAAGGCGACGGCCGAAACCCTCAACCGCGCTCGGGACTATTGCAAGGAAGCCCTGCAATGGCTGCTCGAAGATGAGGTGGCGTCGCGGGTCGATATCGATTGCCAGTGGAATGCTGGCGTCCCCTCGCAATTGAACATCGCCGTGAAGGTCTGGCGTCAGGCTGGCGGCAACCCGGTTGAACTGTCGTTCGCTTGGGCCTGGAAGGAAGTTCGCTGATGGCATGGCAGACGATCACCCTGTCTGGGTGGAAAGACCTGATTAAGCAGGACTTCAACGCTCGCATGCCGGGCGCCGATAGCTTCCTGGCGGTCAACGCGGTGAATATAACGGCGACGGTCCTTGCTGGGCTCGCCTATACCCTCCAGGGCTTTATCAACACGGTCGCGCGCCTGTCGCACCCGGCAACCTCAGAAGGTCAATGGCTGGTCGATTGGGGCGACGTTGTGGGCGTGCCCCAGAAGGGCGCCACTCAATCCGAAGGGTCGATTGTCGTGACGGGGGTCGATGGTTCCGTGATCGACGCGGATCTATTCATCCTGCGCGGCAGTCACTTGTTTAGGACTATTGGCCCATCCGTCGCCATCGAGGGCGGGTCGGCGCATGTGACCGTGCGATCAGAGGATAAGGGCGCCGATCTCAACACCCCGGCCGGGGTCAAGATGGTCTTTCAGGCGCCGCCCGAAGGCATCAAGCCCGAAGTGACTGTGGCGGCTGGTGGCTTGGTCGGTGGTGCCGATCTGGAGGATACCGAAAGCTATCGAGCGCGGATCTTTGATGAATTCCAGAACCCGCCACACGGCGGCAATGAGGCGGATTATCGCCGCTGGGCGCTGGAAGTTCCCGGCGTGACGCGGGCCTGGGTCAAGGGTAAGTCGCCGTCCCCTGGCGCGGTAACCGTCTTTTTTATGATGGATGAGGTGCGGGCGGCCTTTAAGGGGCTTCCCCAGGGGTCAAACGCCTATCCGTTTTCCGGCGATCAGGCGTTGGTCTGGAACCATATTGAAGAGTTCCGGCCGGTGACGGCGCAGGTTTTCACCATCGGCCCTACGCCTGCTTTCTTCCCCATCGTCATCAAGGGGCTCGATCCCGATACGCCGGACGTTCGGGCCGCGATTTATGCGGAACTGGATGACCTGTTTTTCCGCATGGGCGAACCGGGCGGAACCATCCCGCTATCGACGATCTGGGAAGCGGTGTCGCTGGCTGTAGGCGAGCGGCGCCATCTGATCCAATCGCCCGTGGCCGATATCGTTTGCCCGCCGGGGTCAATTCCCTTGCTGGGGGCTGTCACTTACATCGCATAGGGGGTGCAATGTCGGACATTTGCACGATTACGCCCGAAGATTACGGGCAGGTGGCGATTGACCATTTGCCGCCCGGTGATGCTTGGCCGCGCGAGCCTGGGTCGATGATGGCCCGCTTCTGGCTGGCCGTAGCCGATACCTTCTATCGCCTTCATCGGCGCTGCTGCGATCTGCTGCGCGAAAGCTTTCCGCCAACGGCTGTCGAGACGTTGGGCGAGTGGGAAAAAGTGTTGGGTCTGCCCGATCCCTGCGTAGGGCGCCTGGGCGAGACGATAGCCGAACGGCAACGGGATGTTGCCTTGAAGCTGATTTCGCGGGGCGGCCAGCGGCCAGCCTATTACATCGGGTTGGCCCGTATCCTCGGGTACGAAATCGATATCGTTGAGCATTTCCCGGCCTGGATGGGGATCGCCCGTATGGGCTGTTCGCCGGTCGGCAATGAGCCGTTCTGGTGGAAGGTTCGCATTAAGAACTTGCCCGTCATTCGCCTGCGTTCCGGCTGCGGGCAGATGGGGGAGCCGATCTGCGCGGTGCCGAACCTAAACACGCTGCTTTGCGCCATCCAGCGCGCGGCGCCAGCGCATACCGATGTGACTTTCTCGCTGCTGGAAGATGAACCGGCCCCGCCGCAATTCCGCTACCTGCGGATGGGCTGCGGGCAAATGGGGCAGGCGATCTGCGCCCAAGCTTAACCCTCTAAATCTCTGGAGAATAAGAAATGCACCGTATCGCGAACGGGGGGCAGGTTCTTGTCATGCCTGCGCCCCCGGAGCCTACCGGCGCCCCCGGTTATTACGTCAATTGCGATGCCGGGACGCAAACGGGCGGGACGCCTGCCGACGCCTTCCACTTCAACGCCATGCAAGAGGAGCTTGTAGCGGTCGCAACGATGATGGGGGCGCCGCTAAACCGGGCGAACAACGCCCAGGTTAAGGAGGCGCTTGAAGCCTTTGTTGCCAGCAAGACCGTTGACGCAACGCAGGCGGTTAAGGGTGTCCTTAAACTCGCGACGGCAGCTCTTGCGCAGGGTTGGGCGGATGACACCGCTGCGCTTACCGCCTGGAGTCTGTCGCAAGCGTTCAAGGGGGCAAATCAGATGTTGGCTCCAGCGGGTTATCAGAAGTTTCCCGGTGGCGTGATTTTGCAGTGGTGCGCATATTCGCAGGACACGCAGGGTCAGAATTTCAACTTCCCTATTGAGTTCCCTAATGCGTGCTTAAATGTCATTGCTCAAGACAATGCTGCGGCTTCTGCTTCGGTTCACGCGCTTGCTTGCGGCACCTTCACTAAAACCTCTTTCAACGTTTATGCGCGGCGTGTTTCGGACGGTGCAGATGCTGTTTGCGCCTCATTTCGAGCTTGGGCTTTGGGGAATTAGCCATGTCAGTCTTTTTCAGTCCCGCGACGGGTAGCTTTTACGTGCCAGGTATCCATGGCGCCCGAAAGATATTGGTTCCCGCCGATGATGGGACGGCCGAAAGTGTTGAAATCGACAATCCCGACACGCTCATTCCCGCCGATGCGGTCGAAATATCGGTGCAACGGCATGCGGATCTTCTTGAGGGGTATGCAGAAGGGAAAATTATCGCCGCTGGCGATAGTGGTCTGCCTATCTTGAGCGATCCGGTAGGGCCTTCTCATGAAGAGAAAATGACCCGGCTTCGCGGGGAACGGGATCGGCGCATTCTGGTCGCGGATAATCGTGTCTCCCGCTATGTTCGGGAAGTCCGAATGGGCATCGACCCGACCGACGATATAGCGGCGCTCGATGCCTATATTCAGGCACTGGCCGATCTTCCCGAAGTGGTGGTGACGCAGGGTCTTGACCCGTTAGATCCGCCCTGGCCGGAGGTGCCCGCATGAGCCGGAAAATTGATTGGACCCCGCTAGGGCATGCCGCCCTGGCGCTGGTCATGCAAGCCCTGGTGGGCGGGGTGTTGGCCTTAATGTTCTATTCCAGGAACAGCGATTGGCCGGTGTTTCAATCCTGCTGGTTGCTCGGGGCGCTCTTCGCCAGCGCCTTTTACTATGGCCGTGAGGTCACGCAACGTCAGGCGGTAATCGCTGCTGACCGGGGTATCTCTGTCCCGGCTGCTTGGCGGTATGGCTGGATCCCCTTCCGATGGCATTGGGCATCGCAGGCGGATCTCTATGCGCCAGTCTTCATGACGCATCTGGCCGTTTGGCTGATCGGTAGGGTGACGTGAACGAACCGCACGATTGGGGCCAGACGGTCGCCAGCCTGGGGGCGGCGCTTTCCGGTAGTGGTATCGGCCGTTTCATGGCCCACGGCCAGTTAGCAAAGCGGGGCAGGGCGCCGCCGCTGACCCGGTGGACCGTCATCGAAATAGTCGGCATGGGCGGCATTGGATTTAGCAGCGGGATTTATCTGGGCTGGTCTTGGGGTGTGAGCTTCGGCGGCGGTGTCCTGCTGGGCTTCATCGGGCCAGGCGCGCTGAATTCGATCTTCAATGTGGCCTTGCGGAAGGCCGGGGGCGACGGCATGCCGCCGCCCGAAACGGAGCCGGAACCGGCTTCCGAACCCGAACCCACGAAATAACCCGGCCCGCTTTCGAGCGGGCCTTTTCATTGGAGGCTATCTTGTCCCTTCCCCTAGTCATCTTACAGCGCGAGGCCAGCGGCCTTTGGGGGACGTTCGGCGTAATGACGTTCCCGTCTGGCGCGATCATTCGGACGCTGGAATTAGGCTGGCACGACAACAAGCCGGACGTGAGTTGCATTCCGCCCGGTCGCTATAGATGCGGCTACACTTGGTCCCCGAAATTCCAGGAGAAGCTTTACCTGTTGGCAGATACGGAGCCGCGAACGGGTGTGCGGATTCACACCGGCAACCACGCGGGCGATGTGTCGGCCGGTCTGAAAAGCGATGTAGAGGGCTGCATCCTGACCGGCCGCTATCGAACCAGCATCGACGGCCAGCGCGCCGTTGGTGGGTCGCGGGACGCCTTGCAGGATCTCTATGATCAGATGGGCTATGCAGATTTCATGCTCGAAATCAGGGGCGCTGCATGAACCCGGCCATGCTGAAAGCCGCGCCCTATGTTGTCATCGCCCTGCTGTTGGCTGCGGTCGGCGCGCTCCATCTGCGCAACCAGACGCTGGATGTTGCCGTCACGAAAGCAGAGGGCGAGCGAGACACGGCCGCCGCGACGGCGCGCGGAAACGCCAACGCCCTGTCGTATCTAGTCATGGAGCGATCGCGTGGCGAAAAAATCGCCGCTGACGTGATGACGGCTACCCGCAAATCGGCTGATTTCTATACCGGCCTCAAAGAGGATATTGCCAATGTTGCGAGCACTCAGGCTTGCCCTGCCCCTGGGGTTGATCGTGCTATTGACGGCGTGCGCGAACGCCTCGGCGCCCCTACCGCAAATGAAGGTGCTGGCGTCGGAAATTCCGCCCGATCTCCTGCACTGCACTGAGGCGGTCGAAGTGCCGCCGTCGCCCTATACCGATGCGACACGCGGCCGGTTTGTCGCTGACCTGGGCGCGGCCTGGGAAGACTGCGGCGGCAAGGTTGCCGCCATCCGTCGCTTTGTGCTGGAGCGGCCCCCGCCGCCCGAATAGGCGCTTTGCAGAATATGCAAATTACCCCCTCCGCTTCCTTCGCCCCGCTGGCTCCGGCCGGCGGGGCTTTTTGTTGTCAGGGTAGCTATTTCTTTTGGGCGTACATCCGTGCGGTATTTGTCGGATCAATCGGGGTAACTTTTTGAAGCGCTTCTTGAGTGAAGATGCCTGCTAATAACGTGTTTTCATGGAACCAAGCGCAATGCGGGTTGCCGTTAACGATATCAGTAATCGTCATTGCTGGCCCGCCGGATTTCAATTGAACGACGTCGCCTTTTTGGTGGCTCATGGTGCTGCCTCTAATTCGTTTGAATGGCCAGGGAAATGAAATCTCGATTGGCTGTGGCCGAATCACTCGTTGGCTCATCCTATTACAAACAAATCGGAGTTAGGAAGGGGCCTCTGCAACTCTAACGCTTCTTTTGTGGTGCCGGTCAACCATTGGTCAAAGTCTGATCTCCTAAGGATCACAGGCATTGCTTTGGGGTGGATCGGACGCATGACGTCATTCGCGTCGGTAGTCAGGAAACTGAAGACGCGATGTTCACCGTTTATTTGGTCCGCCTTGGTTCCGCGTATCCCTGTCCAGGGGCGCCATATGCCTGCGAAGCAGAAGGGCTCATCATTGGTGAGTTTGAACCATTGATTGCCGTCTGGCTCGCCTTTGCGGGGCTCTGCAAACTCTGTCACCGACACAAGGCAGCGTTGTGAGGGTTTAAGCCAGGGGTGCCAGAAAGGGCTTTCGGTGTTCCTGACATTGGTAACGACTTGCCGTCCGTTCGGCGGGGGCGGGAAGCCCCATCGCATCACGTCAGGTACCAGCATGCCGCCTTCATCCAGTCGAGCGACTAGACCCGGATAGTCCGGGTACATCTCTTCGCGGGCCTGATTGCTCCACCATTGAATGCGGGTGTCTGAAAATTCTTCGTACCCCCATTCGGCAAGCTGCTTGCCTGCCTTGACGATGGTGGATCTGAACCGATTGCACAT